GGTATTCAAGTTGGTAGGCATGGGCTGTACTGTATCGGCGCATGGCACATCGCTAAGAATAAAAAAGAGTTCGCTAGTGTTGACCATAAGCTAACTGGCTTACAGAGCGTTGACGCTATGGGTATGTATTGCTTCTTTACTGATACCGCTACTTGGCTATCGGGTGATTGCTACTGGAAAGGCGAACGCTGGGGCTGTGATGTAAATTACTTTCTGTCTATTGACGCACCGAAGTTTGTAGATATGGACTTGCATATTGGGCATAAGACTAGAACTGGTATAATAATGCCAGACCAACCGAGTACGTGTAACGCCGTATTCTGGCAGGAGAACAATAACTGGAGATTTGAGCAAGTATGAAAGCGACAACTGTAAAAATATCTGAAATAAAACCTAACCCTGACAATCCACGAGTCATTAAAGATGACGCTTTTAAGAAGCTCGTACAGTCGATAAAAGAATTTCCAGAAATGATAGAAGCTAGAGAGATAGTAGTTAATACAGATATGGTGATACTCGGTGGAAACATGCGTTTCCGAGCCTTAAAGGAAGCTGGTGTAACTGACGTGCCTGTTAAGATAGTTGATTGGGCTGAAGATAAGCAGCGTGAGTTTGTCATTAAAGATAACGTATCAGGTGGCGAATGGGATTATGACATGCTCGCTAATCAATACGAGCTTGAAGAATTATCTGCGTGGGGATTGGATTTGCCTGGCGTGACAGAATTAGGGGCAGATATAGAGGAAGATGATGTCCCAGAGGTTAGCCAACAACCACCTGTGAGTAAGCTAGGTGAGATATACCAACTCGGAAGGCATAGGGTTATGTGTGGTGATAGTACAGTAAAAGAGAATGTGGAGCAACTCATGGCTGGAGTTAGGGCGGACATAAGTTTCACAAGCCCACCATATAACGCAAATAAGAATAGTCATCTCACAGGAGAAGTATCAGGGTTTGATAAAAAATATCAAAACACAGATGATGCTATGAATGATGATGACTATCTTTCGTTGCTGATACAAACTACTGACAATGCATTAGACCATTGCGATTATGTGTTTGTGAACCTACAAATGCTTACGCATAATAGGTTGCCATTATTACAATATCAAACACAATTCACAGACAAGATTAAAGACATACTGATATGGGTCAAGTCGATAGCACCACCAAACATTGTCAAAGGGGCGTTCAATACCAAATGGGAGTATGTGTTCGCCATATCTGATAATAACAAAACCAGAGGTTTCCCTACTAGCTGGCAAGGCAAATACTCCAACGTGATAGAAACAGAAAACAATAGCGGTAATGAACACGCCAAAGACCACAAAGCAGGGTATCCAGTAGCATTCCCGTTGTGGCTGATTACTAAAATGGACTTCGCAAAAACAGTATTAGATTTATTTATAGGAACAGGCACGACACTAATAGCCTGTGAACAAACAGACCGCACTTGTTACGGTATGGAACTCGACCCTCGCTACGTTGACGTTATACGCAAGCGCTATTGGAAGTTCATTAACAACGGCGATGAGACAGGCTGGGAAAATGGAACGCCTGTTATATAATAAATACAGGGAATTAACAGCCGATGAGTAATCCAAACGCAATACCACCAGAGCAACACAAGTTTAAGCCAGGTCAATCTGGTAACCCTAACGGTAGACCAAAAGGCAGCAAGAACTTAGCTACACTTATTCGTGAACTTGAAAATGAGGACTTTGACTGGAAGCACGTACCCATCAAGAACAAAGACGCTGTTATGCAGATGGGTAGTCCATTTAGAGCGATTGTCATGGTGGCATTAGGACAAGCTATATCGGGCGACAAGGCAGCACGTGAATGGCTGCGCAAAGCAGGTTATGGTGATAGGCTCGATGTGACTAGTGATGGTGAGAATCTTAAGGTCGCCCTTGTAGAGTTTGTAGGCGATGAGCCAAAGTCAGAAAACTAAAGTCCAAATACTCGCAGCGTTCAAGGAGTTATTCAACCCTGAGTGGCGTACGTTAGTGTATTACGGTGGGCGCGCTAGTGGTAAGAGCCACGCGGTAGCCCAAGCTTTGATACTACGAGGGCGTAAAGATAAGTTGCGTATACTCTGCACACGTGAAGTTCAGAACACGATTAAGGACAGTGTGCATAAGCTCTTGAATGACTTGATAGATAAGTACGAGTTTACTGACTACGAAGTACAGCGCGATACTATCTACAACAAAGTAACTGGCTCGGAGTTTATCTTTAAGGGCTTGAAGCACAATATCAACGAGATTAAGTCGACCGAGGGTATCGACATCTGTTGGATTGAAGAGGGGCAAAGTATTACTGAAGCCAGCCTAGATATTTTGACCCCAACCATTCGTAAAGCTGGTAGCCAAATCATTGTAACGTTTAATCGCTTTAACGAGCTTGACCCTGTGTATGTACGCTACGTGTTACGCCAGCAACCCAAGACGTACGTGGCACAAGTTAACTTCGATGTACTAGAGCGTGCTGGCTTACTCCCTGACGTGATTAAAACCGAGATGGCTGCTGATGTAGAAAACCCTAGCCTGTACGCGCACAAGTGGTTGGGTGAGCCGTTAAGCCAAAGCGATAGAGCAATATTAAGCCGAGACGCTATTCTTGAAGCTATGAATAGACAAGTAGATGATGATGGGCAATACATCTATGGTGTTGACGTAGCGCGTATGGGCGATGATAGAACGGTGTTCTGGCAACGCAAGGGGCTTAAGAGTACCGACTTTAAGATATTATCTAAACTACGTACCCCAGAGATATGCGACAGGTTAGAGCAGTTTGTAGCTTTTGATAAGCAAGCCATAATCAAAGTAGACGATACTGGTGTGGGTGGTGGCGTAACTGATGAGATGTTAAAGCGTGGGTATAATATTGAGCCAGTCAACTTTGGTGGCGCGCCAGCCGATAAAGATAAGTACCCCAACTGGATTAGTGAAGCCTGGTTCAATATGGCTGAAATACTACCGCAGATACAATTACCATATACCAGTGATTTACTCATGGAATTATCAACACGTAATTGGGCGCAAGACGTTAAGGGTAAGCGCCGAGTAGAGGGTAAGAATGAGTATAAAAAGCGTGGCTTTCGTAGCCCTGACATCGCTGACGCTTGTATTATTTGCTATCACACTGGTAAGAGCCTTACGCTTGACGACATAGCATTATAGTTGTGGTAGTATTATTGCAGAACCCAGAGAGGTCATAACTCGGAGTTATTTATTACATGAAGTTTCGCGAGCGCGTTCGTGCAGCAACAAAAATATTATCAGGGCAACTCGGTAACAGCACAGGGGGGCTAGTAGCTCGTAACTATGCTGGTGGCAACCTAAGTAAGCAAGACCAGTTCCGAGGGCTGACCTACAAAGCCATCAACAAAATCGGGCAATCAGTATCTATTTACGAGCCAAAGGCAACTAAGCCGAACGGTGATATTTACGAGCAGCACCCAATCTATGCGGTGTACGCTAACCCTAACCCAATTCAGAAAACCGCTACTGACTTCACTCACCTCTGGGCTATGCAAACGGAGATATACGGCGAGACGTTTTGGTACTTAGCACGTGGCGAACAAACACGTAAAGTCAAAGAGATTTACTTACTCAATCCTAGCCAGATAGAACTCAAGATAGATGACGGTGAAGTAGTTGGCTACGTATTGCACAAAAGTAATGGACAGCAAGTACCGTTCATGCCCGATGAGATTTATCACGATAAGCTGCCTAACCCTTTTAACGAATGGCGCGGAATGAGCGTACTTGAAAAAGCCAGCCAGTACGTAGATATTGAGCTGACCACTACCAGCTTCACGCTCAACTATATGCGCAACAATGCTAGCCCATCGGGTATTGTTCAGCTCCCGAACATGGATAAGGAAACCTTTAAGCAGTTCGCAGCCCAGTGGCGTGAGGGGTACGAGGGTCCAGACAACGCAGGTAAGACAGCGTTTATTCGTGGCGAGGGCGTAGACTTTAAGGCGGTTGGCGCTACTTTGCAAGACGTAGACCAGGAAATCACACGCCGTATGGCTAAAGAAGATGTACTAATGATGTTCGAAGTACCGAAGCCCTTACTCGGTGGTACTGACAACAACGGCTTCGGGCGAGCAAATATTGAAGCCCTAAACTATATCTTTGCTAAAGAAAAGATTGAGCCAATGATGAGGCGGTTAGACCGTATCTATCAGCATATTGCTAATGACCAGCCACGTAGTGCCGTATCTAGCCAAGCCGTAACTATTACCCACGTATCGCCAGTACCAGAGGACAAAGACTTTATGCACACCCAGCAAAAAGACTTGGTGAATGTAGCTATGACGGTGAATGAAGTACGCGAGCAGTTGGGCTTACCACCAGTTCCAGGTGGTGATGTATTGCCACCACCACAATCTAACCCATTCACACCAGCCCCAGCTAAATCTGCTGCTAAGAAAGTGGTACTCAAAAAAGCCCTCACAAAGTCAGAGCAAATCAAGCAGAAGCAATCTGAGAATGAGAGCTTTCGCCGTAGCTTAATGGAAACAAATGATATATATGCTGCTAAGGTAAAACGTGAAATTGCTAAACTGGCTACTGCTCAAGAAAAAGAAGTGATTGGTAAAATCAACGCTACTGATAAGAGCTTTGATGAATGGCTATTTAACGTCAAAGAAGAAAGCCAGAAGTTTATCGACAAGATTGCACCGCTTATTATTGCGCTCATGGAAGCCCAGAGCGAAGATGTAGCGCACTTTATCACTGGTGAGCTATTGGTAGTAACTCCTGAACTGCGTAAGACCGTAGAAGCAAGCATAGGGCAAATAGCAGGTGTATATAACACCGATACTATCACTGCTCTAGAAAAGACCCTCTCGCAAGGGCAAGCTAACGGTGAAAGCCTAGCGAAACTCAAGAAGCGCGTAGAAGCCGAGTTTGAGCAAGCTAAGGGCTACCGCGCCGAACGTATTGCACGTACCGAGAGTGGGCGTGCTACTAACCGCACGGCTGAACTTGTCTATAAGCAGAATGGCTACACCGAAGTTGAATGGTTTGTAAATCCAGGCGCTTGTGAGTTCTGTCGCTCAATGGCTGGCAGGACTAAGACTATTGGCACAAACTACATCAACATCGGCGATGTAATCACTGGTGATGAGGGCAATAAGATGCGCATCGAGTATGACAATATAGACGTGCCGCCTATTCACCCGAACTGTGCTTGTTCGTTAGTGCCTACTGGCGACAGGGCGGAGTAACTACATGGACACCAAAGAGTTTGAGCTACACCTAGAAGAACAGCGTAGTATCTTAAAAGGTATTGACGCGAGTTTAGGTGCGCTCAAAGACGCTCTAGCTCAGACGCTTGAAGTTGTCGAGAAAAACCCTGTCAAGGAAATGACTGTATCTGGCGAAGTGCAAGTTAACACTGAGAAGTCAGTCGAGGTAACTAACCTAGAAATTATCGCCGAAGCAGTAAAGCTACTTTCTGAGCAGACTACTAAAGCAATACAAGATACGTATGAGCCAGCTCCTCGTGAAATTACTGTCAAGAATATTGCTGACGCTCAAGTACGTGAAGTAACTATCAAGAATATCGCAACCTTTGGTGAGCAAGCTGCCAAGTTGGTAGAAGCTGCCGTACAGAAGTACCAGCCCATAATTAAGGTAGAAAAGCAAGAGATTGTCTTTCCACGAGCTGCTAAAGACGCTATTCCAGTCCGTTTGAGCGATGGTAAGAGTTTTTATAATGCTATATTCTCGGCAGTTAGTGCTGGTGTAAATACTGATGGCATAATTGACGCTATCAACAACAGCTCCTCTTCAACCTCTGGTATCTCCGCCTACACCTTAATCCAAGACGAGGAAACGGCTACTTATGAATACTATGGTTATGTGAAAGCCGATGGTTCGTGGTGTATTAAGAGGGTTACTATCTCAACAGCTTACTCACAATATGTGATTGGAGCGAGTGATTACGCCACAGCGTGGACGAACCGAGCTAGCCAAACCTATGATGATTATTGGGACGTATTCTGATGTATAGCAAGAACAAGAAATACTTTAATCTAGGCTCTGAGACTGAACAGCCGTATGTTACTTGGGATATATCTGACGGCGATGAGATAGTCTTTCCCGATTTAATGACAATGGGTAAACTGGGCGACACTAAAGAAATGCTACTAGCTGAAATCCAGAAAGTGCTAGATAGTTACGAGGAGAATCTATAATGGCAGTTCTAATCTCAAACGGTAATACTGACTTACACGCTACTAATGGATTTTACAGAGTCGAAGCTAGTAACTTAGGGTTCTACCACTCTACGATATTGCTGCTATCTACCACCCGAACAATTGCTGTAACCTTTGCCAACGCTGGGAACTGTAAGGGGCTTGTATTGGTGCTTATGGGTAATATCACTGGCACCAGAGATGTAACAGTCAAGCTAAAAGAAAGTGGCACAGAGCGAGCTAGTAAAACGCTTACAGCGACTAGTATTGCCAATGGAACTAACCCTGGTGAAGCTTGGTGTGTACCATTTGAATTTGCTACACCATACGCAGTAGACACCACAGCTAGTAAGTGGACTTTTGAAATATCACAAGGGACAGGTACGAATGACTGGGCGTTAATAACCTCCAACGGTACAGCACCAGGCTACGCTACATGGTGTGACAATGCTATGACTTTTGCCAATGACGATGTAATTATCTGTAAAGACCAGGTTACTGTTACACAAGATGCAACCATAGGCAGCGTCTTTGGAACTGGGGTTACAAACGAGCAAGTGTCGATACTAATTTGTAAGTCTAATACCCCACCAAGTAAAACTAACAATGTAGCGAATTTGCTAGTTCAAAACACCACTACAGCGACACTGACAGTTAAGGGTATGATAGTCTACTCTGCCCACAGTGCCATGCAAGTTGGTACATCTACAACACCAATCAGTGCTAGTAACCCTTTCAAACTACTGTTTGGAACACCTGCCTCAGGGTATGTCGGTTTTATTGGTGCTGGGCGATACGGTTATTCACCTAGAGCGACATTCTTGTTCTATGGGGAGTCACCAGCTATCAGGAGCTACTCATATACAGCAGACGCACCAGTGGGACAGTCTTATTTTGGAGTAGCAGACACAACAGGTATAAGTGCAGGTGATACTTTTTGGCTTAGTGGAACTGACGACACATAT